CTTATTTTTAAATACTTTATTTAATTTATTTATCATATCATTGTCTTCTTTACTTGTAGTACTTTGTGCAGGACCATTTTTCTTTTCATCTTTATTATTAGTATTTCCACTACTATATGAGCTTGAAGAATAAGAAGCAAATTCATCTCCATCAACAAGAGTCAAATCCATAAAGTGCGAATTATTTTCAAATGTGTGCTTTACTTTCTCAACTAACATATAATTTTGTAAATCAATATCTCCTAAATCTAAAAAAACAGGTATTAAACAACCTGCTCTCACTCTAATATCTCCAAGTGCATTTTTTAAACTTAATGACTTAGTTTTCTTATTATATAGTTTTAGAAGTATATCACACTTTTGTTTTATCTCTGCTTCACTCATGTTTTTGTCTACTGTATCAAACATTTGAAGTATTCCCCAACTCCTCATATGTGTAGAGTCTTGTGCAATATATACATCTCTTTTCCCTGTTTCTTCATTATCTCTCACAAGTTTAATCTTTGTGTAAGTATCACTATCAATAGAAGAATTGTAGTCAAAGTCCTCAATTACATCATTGTTCATAACCGTATCAAGTTTCATAGAAGCAACATTCTTTAATGTTAATCTTCCAAAATCATCATAGAGTACATACATTTCCTTTTTCTCTCTTAGAGTATCATCAAGTGCAGTTAAAATCATATCAAAGAGTGTTTTATTTTCTTCTATCCTAGATATTTTATACTTAGTATCTTCTATGACATTGTATTTTAAATTAAAATCTTTAGCTAACATTTTTACAAGTTCACTTGCTGTTTTATTACTATATACATAAGTATCTTTATTCTTAAAATATCTCAACTGGTCATATGCAACTATCTTGATATGATTTTCTTTATCTCTTTTCTTCTGAAATATATATCCATAGAATATGCCTACACCCTTGTAATATAATCTCACTGAATTACCTTCACAAAACTGTAGTATATCATCCATGACTATAGTAAACTCTAACTTAGAAGGTGTTCCTCGTCTTTCTATTTCCCATATGATACCATCTAAAACTACAGGCTCATAGAAATCTTCCCAATGAGCAATAACTAATCTTACATCTCTATCATTTGCCAAAACTAAATCATCAGCCAAGTTTTAACACCTGCCCTTTGTAAATAGTGTATTTACTTAAATTCTTCCCCTTATTTGCCTTATCCATCATAGTTTTATTTAACTCATACACTTTCTTATACAGTGAACCATTTCCAAGTTGTTTCTGACAAATTGACCAAAGACTATCTCCTGCTTTGACTGTATATGTTTTAGCGTTTGGTGAATTGACTGAATCAACACGTTTTGGTTCTATTTTTACGCTTGGTCTACCAGTCTCATTTTTGGGAGTTGCAGGAACTAATTTTTTAGTTGAGTAATCTCTATATTGCTTTAATTTTATTGCAACTTTTGTATCTGAGCCATTTTCTGCATCTTCTACTATGTTATATTCCTCTAATGATACTTTCATATTAGTATTAAATAGTACTTTATTACCTAATTCCCTCGATACAATAAATTGAAATGGCTTACAATCAGTTTTTAGTAATTCTAGTTTACTTAAAAAGAATTGAACATCCCTAAAAGTTCCACGATAAAAAGGTAATTTATTATGTGTAAATTCTGCTTCAAAACTTATTTCAGATAATCCTTCTTTTTTTAATATGTTTACTTCTCCAACATTTATTAAATCAACTGTCTTGTTTTTATTTGTCACTTTGACTTCAAGCTTGGGTGGTGCGATTGGTAGTTGTACTCCATCTAGGTAAAAATCATAAGCCATTCAAACACCTCCTAGACTATTCCCTCAGCTGATACAACCATAGCGTCGTTTAATTTTTCTGTTAGTACATTTACTATTCCATCTACATCTGCCTCACTATTTATGTTGTTTGTATTGTTCATGTCAATTTTAATGTTGACTCCTGTGAATCGGTTTATTGTTTCTTGCTCTGCAATGTCTCTAAGATATTTTAAGTCTTCTTGGCTTTTATCCATTGTTTTAGCCATTTTAGCTGTATTTCCCGCAGTGTCTTTTGCTCCTTTTGCTGCATCGTTCAGCGGAGAATTTAATCCTGCTGAGCCTATTCCATCACCAAGTCCGTATTTTTTATCCCATAAATCGTCTAATCTTAAGTCTTTTTTTGCCTTTTCTGCTATCTTGTTAATGTCAAAAGCATCTTTTAATTTATTTTCTAAATTTTGACCTACTTCATACCCTTTTTTGTAAGAGTCAAATGGATTTTTGATTTCTGCATATGGAGCTTTCCAGTCCTGTGGTTTAATAGGCTCTTTTAATGTTTTTTGGTAGTTTTTTAAACCTCCAACAACAGAGTCTATATTTTTTGTATAACCATGACCAAATGTATCTATGTTTACTCCGGGTATTTTATTAATTAATTCAATTAACCCATTTACCGCTTTTATTGCTAAATTTACTCCATTTATAAATACATTTGCAAGTGTTGTTGCACATCTATCGAAAGAACCTCCAACATCACCCATTGAGTTTATAACGAAATTTGCAAGATTATAGAATAGCATCTGTACACCATAGATACATATATTAAATGAGTTAACAAAGAACTCCATAAATGCCATTACTATGTTCCAAGCTCCTGCGAATACATCATAAATGCAAGTTCCTAGAAAATAGAAAGCTCCTACAACTACTCCAGTTGCAGAAATGCTTGTTCCTGCAAAATGGTTAAATATTGCTACTGCTACAAATATTGCTGCTATTACTAAGGCTACTGCTGCTACAACCATAACTATTGTGGTAATTAAAAGTAACATTGAACCACTTAGTGCATCTGTTGATATTTTTGCAGCTATATTCATCATTATATTAGTTAATAACGAACCATTTAGCAAATTAGTCCAAAATGTCTGTAAAGCTATCCACACTACCTGAATAGCTGTAACTAAAGCACCTGCTATGACAGCTGTTTTATATAAGCCCCACAAAACGATGCTCGTTATCAAAATAGGTTGTATTATACTCCAACCTTGTGAAATAAAATTAATAACACTTCCTAATACTGTTAATAGCCACCCAAATCCTTGAGTAATTAAACTGATTCCGACAATCATCATATTTGCAAAACCTTGAAATGTTGGACTGCTCAGCAAATCAATAAACCCATTAAAGACACTACATCCAACAGCTCCCAAGACATACAACGAATCTGTTACATTAACTATGAAGGTTCGAAATCCTCCGCTTGAAACTGTATCCTCAATCTTTTTTTGTATCGCTCCAAATATCATTACTGCGTTATTCTTAATTGATGCAAAGATTTGACCTATTGTAAGTGGCATTTTTTCAAATTGAGCATTTGTTTCTGCTGATGCTGCAAGCAAAGAATTTTTCACAATGTCTGCGGTCAACATTCCCTCGCTTGCCATTCCTCTAATTTTTCCTATATCCACGTCCAAATAATCCGCAATACTACGGATAATGTTAGGTGCTGACTCAAATACAGCGTTTAATTCTTCACCTCTTAGCACACCACTTCCTAGCCCTTGCGTTAATTGTAGTAATGCTGAATTCATTTCTTGAGTGCTTGCACCTGCTATGACAAATTTTTTGTTGAGCTGCTCTGCAAAGCTTACTATTTCTCTAGTACTACTAAATGCACTCCCTGCATTCATACCTATACGGCTTACTATCTGTGCTGTGTCTAGATAGGATGCTCTTGACCTTTCAGCCGACTGGAAAATCATTTTATTCAATCCTCCGTCAGAAAGTTGACCATCATTTATCATGTTTAAACGGGCATTTGTACTCGTCATTTGGTCACTTAAATTTGCTAATCCTCCTATCGTCTTTAATCCCATATAAGTCCCAACAACCTTTTTAACACTTCCTAATAATCTATCTGTATTACTTGCTCCTTTATTGATATCATCATTAAACTTTCTTTGTTGTTCATCTGCTTTTCCTATGCTTTGTTCTATTCTAGTAAGAATGCTTTCTATGTTATTCAAACTTTGTTGAGATGTCTGTATTCCACCTGTATTGAGTGGATTATTCAATCTACCTTGTAATCTCTCCAAACTATTAATTGTTGTGTTAATAGATGTAGTCATATTACGAAAAGCAGGTGTCATTCCGTCGAAAATCTTTATTGAAGTTTGTATTGTAGCCATATTTCCACTCTCCTTTCTTAAATTTTCACATAAAAAACACCTACCTAAGTAAGTGTTTTATTTTTAGTATCTATTTTTTGCCTGCCCAAAACTGTTTCCCACAGTTCAAGCATGTAACTCTAACTTTCTTTGCTCCTATGTTTCCTGCTACGAGACCAATGCCTCCTGCTATAGTAGCTCCTGTTATAGCTTTTCCTATGCCAAAACCTTTTTTATGTGTTGTCAAAGAAGTTGAACCACATGCAGGGCAACAAGCTATTTTTTCTTTTTCTTTCTTTTCCTCTTTGGCTTTTCTAATTTTTGATATATCATCTTCTTTTTTTCTTTTTTCTTCAAGCATATCAGCATTTTCATTATAATATTTTTGATATGGTTCTTCTAATATTTTTCTACAATCATCCAACTCTATTCCAGTTAATTCTTTCAATCTTCTTACAGATGAAGCTTTTATAAAACTTGTTTCTTGCATTACATGTTGTAAATCAATACCCTTCAAATCATATTCCTTTTCTTTAATAATGCTTTCATTTAACATTTTTATATCAGCTATTTCCGTTCCACATTCACTGCAAAACTTGCTTCCTTTTAAACACTTTGCTCCACACTCGCTACAAAATATATATTCTACTATATCATCCATAAAATATCTCCTTGGTATTATAATATATTCATTTTTGTATAAATTACTTCATTTTATAAACATACTTATTCCCATCAAATGTAAAACTTAATATTACTGGCTTATCACTTGTTTTTACTTCATCAGGGCAATCGATTATAAATCTAACTCCCTTTGTTTCTAAAGGGTCAATACTAGAAATATTATCATAAGTAAAACCTGTGGTTTCATCTTCTACTATTGTTTGTGATGAATATTTATACCCATCATTATAATTTGCTTCAATAGTTAGTAAATCTGAACAATTTAACTCTTGTTTTTGAGTATTTTTTATATCAGCAGCAATATCAATATATACTTTGCCTGACTCAGCAGGATAATGTGTATATAAACTTTCCTTAACCTTTGGTAAAACATCATAAGAGAATTCAATATTATTAATAGTGATTTCCATTTTATCTGAAATAATTTTCTCTCCTATGACTACTTCTTTATCCTTTTTTTCTTCTTTTTTTGGTTCATTATTTTTACTACTCTCCTCTGGACTTTCTGAATTAGAACATCCTACAATAGCTAAACAGATAACTATAAGAATAGAAAATAAAAAACATACTTTTTTCTTCATAATATAATATCCCCCTAAATTATATTCTTTAACAATATTATACTATATTAGTAAAATTTTTACATTATTATCACCTCCTTTCATTAAAAAAACACTTACTCATTTGTAAGTGTTTTTGAATTATTTTTAATTTTAAGTCCACATAGTTAATATAAAATGAAAAGAGTTTGTAGGGAAAATATTTAATGATGCAACCTTTACATACCACTTAGTTAATATAAAACAAGAACTAGCTACAAGCTTTATACAGCGTTCTCAAACCTTTACATACCACATAGTTAATATAACTCTTATCTCTATTATACCATTTTTTAACAGACAAAGCACTTGAAACTATACAATATCCAAGTGCTTTATCTATATTATTTATTCTCTTTCTTTTCTTTTTTCCTACATTCTTCTTTCACTAAACTTACAAATCTATAAAATTTATCATTTACATACCACATAGTTAATCTAAAACCCTCTTTATTTTTAGAGAACATCCACTTTGTTATATTATTTACATACCACATAGTTAATATAAAATGTACTATATTCATAGCAGTTGTCATATGCCGAAATGCCTTTACATACCACATAGTTAATATAAAATTTTCTTTTCTTCTACTGTAGTCGCATTAATTCCAGCCTTTACATACCACTTAGTTAATATAAATCCCTACTTCCATTATACCATATAAAGCACTTGAAACATCATAATATCCAAGTGCTTTATCTATATTATTTTACTTATTTTTTCTCTCTTCTTGTTCTCTAAGAATACCTCTTAATATCTCTGCATATTCTTGAAACTTTTCTTCACTATTCTGTTTTAGTTCATATAACGCATTAGCAAACTTTACAAAGTATTCTACATCTTCATCAGTTTTTAAATTATATTCATTAAGTAAACTTTCACGCATTTTATTAATCCCCCTCAAAACTAAAATAAACTAAACTAAATTATTTAATACAACTGATAAATTTACTCAATTTTATACACTACATGGAAATTCCTCTTCTCACCTTCAATTTTGGTAGGTCTATTATTTTCCTCTATCCATTTACTAACCTTATCTATTACACTTTTTGTATACTTATTTACAGTACCAGTCCAACTTCCATTAGTCTCCCAAACTCCCTTAACTTCGTTTTCTTCTAAATCAATCTTTTTAATAATCTCACAAATAGCCAACTGTGCTGGTTTATTACTCTTAGAATATATTTTCAGTTTAGATGCTATTTGTTTTGTGTCAAAGTAATGTTCTTCTTCGTTTATCTCAATTGGTAAATCAATGCCTGCCTTTTTATATAATGTCTTAGCTGTTAATAGTTTAGATTTGTTGTCAAAGCCTGCACCATCTAATAGTTCTTTTAACATAGATGTGCTGTTATAAGCTAACTGTAATTTCTCAATCTCACTTGCTTTTTCTCTTAGTTTTTCGGGATTAGCATTGTTAGTTATGTATGCACCAGTCTTGAATATAGATTCTACTACATCCCAAACCCAATCCATAAAAGTATCAGCCTTTGGCTGTCTACTAAAACGACATATCTCCATTACTCCTTTTGTATTATAAACTATAGTATCTCTTAATACTTCTCTATTCCCTTCAACTGTAACCAACTTGACTACAGTTGAAAATTTATCAAGTCTATCTTTGTTACGTTCATGTATTTTACTTATAGCTATTCTTGGTTCTGTATACTCTAAAGCCATTCCTATTTGTTCTCTAGTCATTAATATATCTTTAGTATCATTTTCATAAAAATTACATTCTACTTCTCCAAAGTTTTCTGATTTGATTAATTCTAAATTAGTTTTCATATAAATTCCTCCTCAAATTGATTTGAAAGAAGTTTCTCTATATGATAAAATATTTCATATAGAAGTGCTAACTTCTTTGTTGGAAATAGAGCATTCAATCTTTGGTCGGGGAGAATGCTCTATTTTGTTATTTCTCTAAAAGTAAATGGATTCCCTGTCTTATAGCCTCTGCTTTTGTAAGGTTATTTTTTTTACAGTATTCATCTAATTTTTCATTAGTTTCATCATCTACTCTAACCTTAATATCATTAGTTTTAGGGCTTCCTACAACAGGTCTTCCTATTTTTTTAGGACTCATGTTATCACCTCACTTTTGAGTTCCATAATTAAATTATATAGTTTTGGAACTCAAAAGTCAATAACTTATCCCAATTTTTTCTAATTATTTTACTCAACCGACCAATTTTGAGCAAAACAAAAGCACCTACATGTTTGTAAGTGCTTTCTTTTCTTTATTTAGTTTTGAATCCACATAGTTAATCTAAAACCAATTTCATGTGTGGATAGTTGCCATATCTCCCACCCATTTACATTCCATATAGTTAATCTAAAACAATAATTGGTGATGGTACAGGATATACAAATGCAACATTTACATTCCATATAGTTAATCTAAAACAGAAAATTCATTGTACAATTCTTCTTTGTATTTTTTAATTTACATTCCATATAGTTAATCTAAAACAAAAATAAAATAGACAAATACCTCGATAAAATAGATATATTTACATTCCACATAGTTAATCTAAAACTATAACAATAGCCCCTATTCCAACTGTTAATCCGAATTTACATTCCATATAGTTAATCTAAAACTAGTTACATCAAACAACAGATTGATAGCTTAAACAGAATTTACATTCCATATAGTTAATCTAAAACTAGAGGTAAAGTTGAAGAAGGTATTGAACAGTATCTAAATTTACATTCCATATAGTTAATCTAAAACAGTTCTATATAGAATTTTGCTAACTCACTATTAACATTTACATTCCATATAGTTAATCTAAAACAGAGGAAAGCAAAAAGCAGAAACCTCTTATAAGCTCATTTACATTCCATATAGTTAATCTAAAACTATATAATCCTGAAAATATAAAATATGACTTTCCAACATTTACATTCCATATAGTTAATCTAAAACGGGTACTCTTACCCTGTAATTTCAATACTTTTGATAATTTACATTCCATATAGTTAATCTAAAACAAAAGGAGCAAGGATATTTTATTGATGAAATTAATATATTTACATTCCATATAGTTAATCTAAAACCAGATGGTCGATAGGGGGTCACTTACTCCAAACGAAATTTACATTCCATATAGTTAATCTAAAACCCCAAAATAAACTTGGCATTTCCAATACCTACACATACGCATCTCTCTCAAATTTGCAGTGAACCATGAGTAGTGCAATTGATAACATTTATCACACACCCTCAACGCCTTATATTGCAACTGTTAAACTTCAATTTATCGCAAATATCGCTCACTGCAAAATCTCTACATTTTTATTATATCATAAAAATATTATTTTTGAATATCTGTACCAATTTGTGGTATAATAAAAGCAAGAAGAACTACAATCTATTTGAAACTAGAGTGAAGTTCTAAAAATTAATGTTTATTTCTTTTAAACTTGATTGTAAGTTTAAAATCAAAGTCACTCTTAGTCGTGTTTGAGTGGCTTTTTACTTTTTTAAATAACTTACTAGTTAAGTAAACTATTAAACTGGCAACTAAACTTGCTAGTACACCTTGTAAAAAATTATCCATACATACTCACCTCCCTTCTATACGTTGGGAGGATAATCTTTTGTATGAACTCCACTCTATAAATTGTAGATTACATCTTCTTGCTAAAAATATTATAACATATAATTCTTACATATTTTACCTATATTTTATCTCCTTCTACTTCTTCTAGCTTCTTTAGCAGTCTTTTTTTCTTCTTTTATTTCTTCTTCTACTTTAATATCTATAGAAGCAGCAACAAATGCCCTCTCGTAGTCTGGTAAATCTGTATATTCATGTGGTTTCCATTTGAATTTATGAAGGCAATAATGAGCTACACTAGCATCATAATCGCCTCCTTCAATTAGTTTTTTGCTTCTTCTACTTTATCTTCAAAAGTTCTATCAAAACCATTTACCTCTCCTACCTCACTTGAAAGGTCTGTATATTCGCCAGGAGTCAACATTGTTGTTAATAACTCCTCTGCACCCATTACACCATAACTATTTTGTAATTCTGCATCATGTAAATCCGGAAATACTATAGTTTCCACACATAATTTCAAAGTGTAAGTATTAAAATCTGTTTCACTAGTGTATTGTCCTGTAGCTTTCCCTTTTTTATTTAATATAGGTACTCTTATAGTTGAATCTTTTCTTAATTGTCTGTCCCTATCTGAATCTATTGCTTTAAGTTCCCATTCGATTGCTTTTCCATCTTCTCCTATAAACCTTTCACTTGCCACATACTTTCTATTCTCTACTTTTATTGCATTTTGACTTAAAAAAGCGTTTAAATCTCCCATATTCTTATTCTACCTCCATCACCAAATATTTTGTTTGTTTTTCTATTGTTGCAACACCAGCTTCATTTATTTCAAATTTTATGATTATTGGCTTTAATGACGAACCATCAATTGTATCTGTTGCTAACTTATCTGAAATATCTATAAGATATTTTCCTGCCTTTTTATACATCTCGCTGACACGTTCTTCCAAAGGTCTTTTATTGCTATAATCAAAAGAAATTGAATCTTTTATCTCATATTTATCCTTAATTTTAATCATCTCCTATTCTTATAAATAAAAAATACACATACATAAATCATAAATGTGTATTTTACTCCATACCATTTGCTATATTAAATTTCTCAACTAATTTCCAATTCTCAAAAGTAAAATCCATATCTTCATCTAAATACTCCCCATCAGCATCAAATTTAGCAATTATGCCTGAGTCCATATTGCAATCTTCCAGTATTATAGTTTGACGACCCACTGAACTTGTTGGGTCTTCATTGGTAATTTGTATATCGAAGTAAATATCCTCACCAGTTTCTTTATACTCATACAACAATTCTCTAAATATAGAGGTATTATAATAAAATGTTGCATTTCCTGAATATTTACTTCCTGTTGATTTATTTCCTTTTGTAGTACTACCTAATATAGGTATCTCACTCTTATTCTTTTCCATTTTAGCTTCTAAGTTAATAGCTTGCATAAAATTATATCTTTTACCTTTTATAGTTACAAAACACTCTGCCTTAGATGCACTTATTGTATCTCTTGCTTTTATTTGTTGTGCCATTATTATTCTCCTTTCTTATTGTTAACTAACTGAAACAGTCATATAAAGCTTACTCATAGCACTAATAACTTTTACAGCATCACTTACTACAACAGTCTTCTTGTCGCTTCCAGGTTCTACAGAAACATCATCAGCTTTGAAATCTTCTATTGCTCTCATATTTTGCAGTTGTTCATGATGCTTAACTACATCATTCCAAAACGAGATACGACCAGATTTATCATTTGGTACTTCACCCAAGTACTTTGTATTAAATAAAGTCGCTATATCATTAGCAATCTGGTCAAGCACTCTAACACTTTGATTACTTGAAAAGTCGTCATTCTTTTCATCTGTAAAACTAACAAAAGTATTTATATCCTCTAATACATGAACTTCATCTCCAACCTTATGAAATATAAACTTACCAGTTTTTAAAGCTTCTTCTAAATGTATTTGAGTGTAATTAACATCTACATCAAATTCACCATCATATCGCTTGTTAGTATTAGATTTATTTATATCGCATCCTGCTATAGCTCCAGTAGTCCAGTAAATTAAGCTAGATTCTAATAATCCAGTATCTTTAATCTTATTTTCAACAGATACTACACCTTCATAATCTGCATCATTCTTTTTATATAATACTGTTTGAAACTTTGCTCCAACTCTATCACGCATTCTCTTTGTAAATTCTACAAACAAACTTTTAATCTCTGTTGTTGTAGCCAAACATCCTAAAGCATTAAATGAGTAACTTTCTATTTTATCCAAGAAAGCTTGGTACTCTGCTCCTGTCACAGCTTCGCCATTAGTTCCACCAGTAAATACAAGTCCTGCGCTTGCTTCTAGTGTTGCATCCTTCCTCCAAGTGATATAGTCATTATCTTCTAAATCTGTAATAACTTTTGCTATTTGAGTATCTACCTTCTTATTATCTAAAAGTGTTACAACATCAAATTTAGTGTTATCATCTATATTTGTTGTAACTGTTACTTTTAAGTCATTTCCTCTGATACCACTATATTTTGCTGTGGCTATAGTACAACTGGCTTTAACGCCTTTATTTAATTTATAAAAATATCCCAACCTTATATTTTTGAATAAATCTCTCAAGCCTTTCAGCTTCTCATGAGTATAATCATATCCAAAATACTTCACTGAATACTTCTCAAAATCATCACTGGTTACTTGAAATACGTCTTCATCTATGCCCCAATCTAACTCTAAAGGCATTGCAACAATACCTCTATCCGATAATGAACTGGTTGCCCTCTTAGCTGAGATAAAATTTATATAGCTACCTGGTAATATTTTATTCTGTGTTACAAATGTTCCTCCACCTAACGCCATCTAGCTCACTCCTTTCATAAATTTATTTATTATTTCCTCTACCTCTGAGAAGGAATATAACTCATTTTCTTTTAAAATTGCATTTAATAAGTCTTTTCTATTTACATACTTCTTAGAATTAACTATTTGCTCCTTAGTAAACTTGTAGTCATCTTCTTTGCTTAATGTTTTATTCAAAATTATCACCTCTCTTCAAACCACCGAATAACTCTACTGTATCCATCTTATTGGTATCATTATTTTTTATAGTAAAATAGTTATAATCAACAAAGAAGTGAAGAACATTGTCTATAATTTCAAAATTCATATTTGTACCTCTGACTAAATCTCCATCAATTTCTATATACTCTAATTCCTCCAGTAGCATCTCAGCTATCTCATTTATTTCAAAATTCTTAGCTTCTGAACGAGGGAAATAATGTACATCAAAAGAATTTTTCTTTAATTCTCTCCCGCTTGGATATGGTGTCTTGCTTGGATTTAAAGGAACAATAAAAAAACAAGGTTCATTAATACCTTGCTCTACATCCTCACTATAAATTGTATATTTTTCTCCAAATGATTTATCTAACTTTACTGATATTCCATCTATAATATTATTAAGCATCAAATACTCCTTTAAGTAATATTAATAACTTTTTCTCTATAATCTTATCAACTTGGCTTTGTAGTTCCATCTCTGAAATTGTTAAGAAATGTTGTCCTTTAACCCAACCTTTTCCATCTTTAGTTCTATGCCCGAAATTTACATAACTTGCATATTCAGTCGGATTAACAACCTCTATAATATAATTATTTCCTTGTTTATACACAGGAAGCGACCTAGCATAAGCCACTCCATTCCATCCTTGTCTTAAGAATCCTGTATCAACTGGTGTCCTTCTAATTACTTTTCCTAAGAGTCTTGCTGCTAATTCTCTTGCTGCATCTTTGCAAAACTTATCTAAATCAATCTTTGTAAGCTTCTCCATCTTTTTACAAACTCTTTTAAACTCTCTAAAATCAACACTGCCCCATCTAGCCATTATGCTTTATCCTTAAATAACTCAAGTATTATTTCTTGATGATTTGGATATATAGCTGATTCTCCACTTCTTACATACTCTCTTGTTATGTTATTTTGAGTAGTTATAATAAGCTTTGAACCTGCTTTAACGCTTATGTTTGGAGATATAAAGAGTTTGATGGTTTGTGCAAGTTTAGCTACTTTTCCTTCTTCTGTAGAATTAATGTTTTTATATGAAAGCTTACAAGGTTGATTTTCTAATACAATCACTTCTTTATTGTTAGTTCGTTTTGTCACAGGGTCTTTGACTGGCTGATACTCAACTATAGTACATTTATCTCTATATAGAATTTCTATTGCTTTTCTAGTCTTATCCATTATTATTTCCACCTAATTTTTCTGTATCTATTTAATTGTGACTTATAATCTTTAAGTAAAGATTCTTTAAATTCACTAGCTGAACTTCTATAGGAGACTGATGTATCGCCCTCGCTTATAGAAGAAATAGAGCCTAGTGCAATATCTTCGCTTCCTAGACTCTCATTTTTATACATATCTATAGCCATTCTTAAAACAGTACTATTTAGCCCTTCGGGAATAACAGATACATTACAATAATTTTTAACTATTTCCTCCACATCTTCTAATATAAACTCTAATATCATCTCTTTTGAATAATCTTCCTTACTGATTCCTAAAAGTTTTTTTAGTCTTTCAACTTCCATATCAACACCTCTAATTTATTGTACCCATAAACACTTGGTCAGCATAAGGAAAACTAGGTAAGACTGTTGCAACTGCTTTTATCCACTTAGCAACTGGGTCAGCAGTAGAGTATTGTTCTACAATTATATTCCCAACTGAGCTAATATCTATTGATGGATTTTTTCTAAGTTCTAATTCCTCTGCTGTTAATCCAAAGAAAGTATCTCCCATCTTGCCTTCAGGCATAATAATAAACTTATTTTCATCTAAGAATCTCTTTGTTGTGTATTTACCATCCTTACCTTGAACCCTATATCTTTCATCATAAGTAAAAATAGGAGGAAGAGATTGAGAGGCTAAAAATGTATTTAATTCATTTAAAGTAAGTAATTTATCACTATTTACACCAAATATAGCTTTTCTTAGTTTTTCATCTCTTAATATCATATTTAAAATAGTTTTAGAAGTTAATGACCTTGTTGGAGTAAATCCAGTATCAACAACTATTTTATCAGTCATATTATAAATATCCCCTAATATATCTGGTGTTCCACTAGACCAAGTTTTTGTTTCTTTATGATTTGTTGGAGTTCCATATTTTAAAGAAGCTTTAACACCATTTTCATTTATATTCAGTTCTCCAGTCGATAACACTTCCATTCTCATTGCTTCTACTCTAGTGTTTACACTCGCAACAAGATTATCAACATCATTAAATATTTGATTTATCATTTGAGTTTCTTCTTGTGAGTTTCTTGGCTCTTCAAGTACAATTATATCTTTTTCATCTAGTTTAATTTTTCTTTTCACAAGTGCAAGTTCAGCAATACTTAAATTAGCACCTTCTCTTGATGCAATCTCTGCTTCTGTATCAAAAGCATGAACACTTGCTGATACTGGAAGATTAGATGCACCTTTTATCATCTTTATTTCAAGTCCTTCTATCTTTTGAGTTGGAAATAATAAATCTCCCATTGTTTCTTTTAATTTTCTAGTCTTTGTATAGTTTATCAGCTCTTGAACTGACAATAATTCTTCTACTCTTGCCATATTTCATCCTCCTACATAAATTTAATATTTGGTAATTTCGTCTTTATAGTGTCTATAGCTTCTTTTACATACTCACCTTGCAATCTTTCAGTTATTACATACCCTTCCACCATTGATGCAACTGGTTGTGGTCCATAAGTAACATCTACAGTTGAAAAAACTATTCCTACAGGGTTTTCTGATAATGAATATGTATAACTATCTGAAGAACCCCCTCTAGTTATCTTTACCACTTTGCCACTTTCACCTAATAAGCTACCTGCTAAAACATATTTCTTTCCATTTTCATCAGCCACTACATCTGTATCTAATGCTGTTTTTGAAAAGTTAATATAGTGTTGAGAAGCTAAAAACTCGGGTGTGTTATCAAAATTTACCTCTTTAAAATACATACTTTATCCTCCTTTTTATTTAATACTCCATGCGTCAGCATATGGATTTTTAGAACCTTCCTCATTTTTTTCTTTAGCAATATTTTCAGCTCTACTTAATGTATTTTTATTGCCATTATCGGGGCTGTAATTTATCTTAGTCTCTCCTGTTTTTATTAAGAAAGATTTTTGAGTTAACCAAGTATCAGTCTGTTCCTTTAGTCCTGTAAAAGTACCATTTTCATATTTTATTTTTTCTAAATCAAGTTCTGCTTTTGCTGCTTTAGTGCTATGAACATTAAGTTTAATAAGTTCATTTTCTAACGCCATATCAAACTCTTTTTGTTCTTTTTCCTTTAATTTCTTTTGATATTCTTCATCTTTTGCAGTTAATTTAGTCTCATAGCCTTTTTTAAGCTCTTCAATCTGCTCTTTTGTCATTCCATCCTTAAAACCTTCAATTGCTTCTTTAGAGGCTTTTAGTTCCTCTTTTACCTTTTCATACTCAATTTTATTAATATAATTTTCTAATTCTTTTAATGATTCAGCTTCTACTTTCTTTGCATCTTCTTCACTAAGACCTAGTGCAATTAGTTCACCTTTTTTCATTTTATTTAATTCTCCTTTCATTTTTAGAAAATAAAAAAGCCCTTGTTAGGACTTACTAAAACCAATATTATTCTCACTACAATTATTTATTGATATAGCTTCTATTTGTGATAAATCTATTACAGTTGTTCCATCTTCATCTAAATACCCTTTCAAATACCTACAATCTGAGTCAACTTCAATAAAATCCTGCATTAACTTATCAGCAACATCTTCATCTGCTACTCCAGATATGCTATTGCCACTTTTAAACCAAATCATATATTCTTTCAATAACAGAAACCTCCTTTCATTATTACATAATAAAAAAAGCCTTTTAAAGACTTTCATCTAATGATTTATTTAATTCTTCTCTTACTCTCTTTAAAATTTCATCAGAAACTTTATTTATATTAGACTCATATTCTTTTTTCAAACTCTTAAGATAGATTTTGAAGACTATATTACCTGTAACATACATAAACACTGTAATACTTAAACATATACTTATTACTTGTAACAACAGATAAAACATTTATTTTTCCTCCTTAAATCTTGCAATTTCAAGTTTCATTTCTGGACATATTAACCTTACCTCTTTTGTTACTATCTCACTTGGATATTTGAAAACTTTATCAGAAATCTTTGTTTTTTCATTATCCAAATCTTCATAATACTTTTCAAAATCACCACAAGTACAAGAATAAATTTTACCTTCACTATCTTTTATAATCCAATCTCCATTAGTTGCCCCAATAACTCCATTTTTATATTTTATACAGATAGTTTTCTTTACTTCACCTTTACGATTCATAGAGTTTAAAGATTCATCAAGCCATATAGTTCCCTTCTCAAAAGCTTGATAAAACCATATGGGAGTATTAGGACTTCCTAATATCCATTTGAAAGCTTCTACTTCCTCTGATTTCTTTTTAAATTTAGCCATATTATTTATCCCCCTTTAAATTTTTAATCATATCTTCATTGCTAACTAGTAAAGAAGATATGATAAATATCACACCTAAAATAAAATTAAGTAGTGGAAATAAAGCCATAAAAATAAAATTACACTTTCTTCTCACTTTTTTATTTTTAAGAATCTCAATCAATTCCTCATTACTATCAATCTTCATTTTAAATAAATAAAGCCCTGTACAAAACACAATTATTGATAAAATATATAATTTAAGCATTTCAAATCACCCTCTCAATAAATTTTTACATAATAAAAGCACCTACTAATTTATAACTTAGCAAGTGCTTTTACATATTTACTATTTGTATATCTTTCCATAAATCCTTTAGTAATTTACCATCAATGTTGTAATTATCAACCATATCCTTACCATTTTTATAATACTTTGTATCTCCATTAGGGCAAAGAGTAATAAACCTTGTATCATCATCTCCAATAGATATATTATATGGTTTATTATATAAGTCAAATTCTATATCTAATCCTAAATCAATAGAATCAATTAAATGTTGTAAATTCTTAAATTTATTATCCATTTTACTCTCCTTTCAAAATATCTTTGTTTGCTATTTTATGAGCTTTTGTAAGCTCCATATCCTTCTCTCTTTTTACCTTATCATGGTTATTTTCATCAGCTAACCAATCATGTTTATGAGGTACAATTTTATGTTGCTTTGGGTTTCTATGGTCAGTTAAGTCTAAATCTAATCTAGGTTTTCCTGTATTACCATAGTATCTTCTTTGAATTAATTTACCATCTTTGTAATTATCAAATACACTATTTGGTTTTGATTCAAATGGCACTGAATGAACACTTCCACTAGTTAATTTTCTCTGATTCTTAACTTGCCAATTTACATCCTTATAAAGCTTTTTAGCTTCCTCATACCTTATAGTATCATTATACTTCATATGTTGATATTCATCAAATTTAGAAGGTATTTCATTTCCTAATACCTTTTTATATTCTTCAAATTGTTTTCTATCTTTACTCTCATTTAGTTGCATTTTTCTAAGAGTATCAGCTTTTTCTTTTCCAAGTCTACCCTCTATATGTTTCTCATACCACTCATTATACTTCATATTAGATGGTACATAATATGTTTTTCCATCTTCTCCTTTTGCTGCTCTGTAACCTTCTTCATCTTCAAACCAAGGAGCTGTTGTTGTCCTACAATGACAATGAAATGGTGGAGCTGTAACTCCAACTTGATAATCCTTCATATCAAATACTTTTCCATCTAACTCTCTACATATATTTGATGTTTTTAAGTCTAGTGTGGCAATAATCTCATACTTCTCTACATCTAAATCATTGAAACAATCTTTTCTTGAAGCTGATGCAAAGAAAGCTGATTCAGTCATTATCAAATTCTTAGCTTGTGATTTAGATACATTAAATCTCTTAGAAAAGTCATTTACTAGGTTCTTTGGATTTTCACCTCTAATAATTGATTGAGTTAGCTTAGTATGTAACTCATTGATTAAAGCAGGTCTATGCTTACCCCAAATTCTTTCGCTAAAATTTAACCCATCACTAGTCCAAGGTTTTGAGATAATCTTATTTACTCTATTCGCATCTAAAGCCATTAAGCTCCAGCCAACACCAATACCTTGTTGAATATTAAAAGTTGTATAATTATATCCACTTGTATAAATATCCCTCATTAGCTTATCAACACTATCTAATTCATTTCCATAGAGAACTTCTACTTGTTGTTGTATTTGCAGTTTTAAAGCTTCAAGCCTTGTTATATGAACTCTTGCACTAGCATTTTCTAACTCTTTCATCCACTTTTGATTTATAGCATTTTCTTTACCATATTTAATATATTCTTCTACACTCCACTTAAACTCTTCTAGCTCCCTTTTATTTAATAGTTTCTTAGCTTCTAATAAAGATATTCCTTCGTTTTTAGCAAATCTGTTGTACCATGCTAATATATCTTTTTCTATACTATTCATAGCTAGTTTATATTGTTTTTCTAATTCAAGATAATATTTTATGCTCTTATTATTTTGTGCTTCTTCTAATTGTTCAAATCTCTTCTTCCAATAATCTTTATGTTTCATCTATAACACCATCTTGATTGTTAGGAATTACATTATTGTATTCTTGATTGCTATCTTCCTTTTCTTTTTTAATCTGTTTTTCTTCTTCCTCTGCATTATCTACAAGCGGATGATTTTTTAAATTAGTCTTTTCTGATATTATTCCAACACTCTTAGAGCATATCTCAGCTAGTTCTAAATCATTTTGAATCATATTCCTAGTCCAAGTTTGCAAAACCCTTTTAGGAGAATATCCTAAATGTCTACATATCATTCTTACTAGTTTAGCAAACCCTAATCTAAACTCTGTTTCCATAAGTCCTGCTTTTAATTCTAACAAAGTGTACAAGAATTTGAGTGCTACACCACTTGTATTGGCAAAATTTTCGGGTTTAGGGTCAACTCCTTGACCTTGTACATATATTTGCTTTTCAGTTGTTTTAAGAAGTGAATCTCGAGCTTCAATTGGAATATTTATTGTAATTGTACTTAACCCACTCTTATCATCTGCACCACTACTTTGTAAATCAATAGTTTTATATTCTTTAAGTCCTTTTAAAAACTCTGTTAAGTCTGCACCTCCATAGTTCGTAAGAACGAAAATAACTTCTTGTATATCTTCAATATCATTCACAAAACCGCTATAAACCTTGTCGTATACATCAATGAGGTGTTTAACATTATCTAAATCTCTTACCTCTAAATCATTGTTTAGAAATTCGATAAATGGAACTTCTCCAAAATTGTGTTTATATACATTAGTTTGAGTTTCAAGTTTATTATCTAAGTTTTTCTCTATAAATTTATTAAGTATCTCTAAGTCGTTAATATTATTATTTCCATCTTTATTTTGATAAGTATAACAACATTCATCTGTCCAATACTCATAGATGACATATTCTTTTCCTTCATCATTAATCTTTTCATACTCTCTAAGTACTGCAAGAAGCTTTCTGTTTAAATCTGATGAATATACTGCTCTTATTTGGCGAGGGTCTATATTAGCATATTGGAAGTCATTGTTATCATCCTCCCAAACATGTAGCCATGCTTTAGAGCATATACTAGCATTTTTCCCCAGCGTTTTAGCTTCTTTTGGGTATCTATCACCTAAAATATCAGTTATCTTTGAATTTATACCATCATCTCCAACATCAAATGTAGGAGGATAAGTAAATAGATATGATATTTTTTGATTAACTAAAAAACCAAACCAATTAAACGGTATTCTATTATCTGCATTTCGTAATGGATTATCGGCTGTATTTACTTTCCCAATATTGTTAGGGCTTCTATCCCTTATAATGTCATTTTGATTTTTATAGTATTTTTCAGCTTCATCAGCCTTTTTAACAAAGTTATTATGTTTACTATTAGTTTGTTCAATTAACTTTTTTATTACATCTAATTCCAATTTATCACCTTCTCCCTTTTGGTGTAAGTACTTTAATTCCTGTACCTAAAGAATCTGTATAGATAGCATATCTAAGTGCATCTAATACATCATCCCACTTTTTAATGGGTTCTCCTGTGTTTTTATTCCAAGCATACATAAAAATTTCTTTTCTAAATAAATTAACATTGTCATAAACTACAAATAAAGTATTAGTTTTAATTCTTTTAGCTACAGCTTCAACGCCAGATAATACAGCTTTATCAGCATTGAAAGCTTTTATCCCATTTCTTTTAAATGCTACTAAATGCTCCGGTCTAGCACTATCACAATAAAACTTTATATTTCCATACTTCTCTTTTGTATTCTTAGCTTTATCTATCCAGTAATCAATTTCCTTGTGCTGAGCTGAATGTTCTTCTAATAGATATAAATTACCTCTATCATCCTCACCAATTACAACAATAGCTCCAAAGTGTTCATATCCCCAGTCAACACCTGCAAAATATCTTACAAAATTAATATCATTCAATTTATCCTTAGAAATATAATGAATATCCTTATTAAAGTCTTGATAAACTAATCCATCTGCTGACACCCATAAGCCATTTATATCTCTGTCATAAAAAACGCCACTTGGAGTAGATTTTTTAATATTTTCTCTGTATCTTTCACTTAGAAATATATTATCATCCAGTCTATAATGAAAAGATTGAATAACTTTACCATCTGTTTTATCTACAAAGTTAGTTTTTAACCAATGCTCTGGTTGGTCTGGGTTAGTATCTACAAGTATTCTAGCACCTTCTCCACTGCATCTTGATTTGATTTCATTAAATACTTCTTCATTTGCAACTGTACCCTCATTTATATATGCTCCAAACGAAGTCATACCTCTTATTCTTCCTAAGTCATTTGTTTTTGAGTGTCCAAAACAACATACTTGAACTCCAAAAAGTACAAATCTATTATGTTTGTCAAACTTAAATTCAATATCATACTTATTTGTAAGCTCACTTAGTACATTTCTTTGTAAAGCTCCTAAATCTGCTCCTGCTAGAATGTACTGAGGAAGCTTAATATCTAGCTCATTAGCTATCTTTCTAACCCTTCTAAGTTCCAGTAAGAATAAATCATTGTCAATTATTGTTTTTCCTGTTCTTTTAGCACCATAATTAATTAGCATGAAGTAGTCATTATTCAAAGCAAAGTTAAGAACTTCAAGTTGTTTACTATGATATAATTCATCAATCATTTTTTATCACACTTTCAAGCTTATCAAAATATCTATCAAGCTTATCTTCTTTACTTTCTTGATTATTTATCTTTGATTTTAATACTTCTACCCTTGCTCTTTGTTCTTCTGTAGCCAAATTCCAATCCTTATGAATCATTTCATCATATTGCTTAATTAAACTTCTTAATTCACTCATAGCTCTACTCTGTGCATTAAGAAAAGATGCTTGCCTATCCCATGCAAATTGAAATTCATACTCTATCTTCTCACCATTTTCTGTGCTTTCATGTTTCTTTAATTCCTTAATCATTTCTTCTTTGTCTTTAACATACATTATTTTTTGTGCTCTTATTATTGCTGCATATTGGATTGTTATCTGTTCCCAAAGAATATCAAATTTATCTTTTATAGATATTTCTTGTATCAATTCCCTAGTTTCTTCGGGTAGATATTTTGAAAAGAAACCAAACTTTTCAGCATTCTTATTCTCTTTTGGAGCACCATATCCAACTGAATTTTTATTAAAAAAGGGTGCACCCCTTTTATTTATAGGTGCACCCTTCTTTTTTTCCTTTGACCAATTATACCTTTTTATCCATGACTTTAAAGTATTTAAACTAATGTCATACTTTGCTGATATTTCCTTTTGTTTCATTCCTTTTAAGTAATCTTGTTTTACCTTTTCTTTAACATCTTGCACATCACCACCTCTTTATTTGTTTGTTTTGGGAATAAAAAAAGAACTAGAAATTAATCTGAGTCTTTTCTACTGTCGGAGTTACCGACATCTAAAATTTATTAAATTTTTGTATTAAAAAAGACCTAGAAATTAATCTAAGTCTTTATTTTCCATATTTACTATATAATTTGCCATAAGCACTACTCCCCTTATCAATAAATCTTCACTAATAGCACTTTTCCCTGTAAAACTCTCAACATATTCAACTCCATAATCTAAAAATTCATCATCTGCATCTATATTAAATTCATTTAGTTCTTTTATTATCTTTTCTCTTAAATCATCCATATTTTTATTCTCCTTTTTTAAAAATAAAAGACTAAGCTTGCCCTTGCTTAGTCTTTTATAATGGGGAGGTACATATATTATGTCGCAAGTTCCAGGAATTGAACCTAGATTAAACCACTACCTGCATGGTGAGTGAGGTTACCAAGCCCCACCCGATTTTTTAGATTTCTGAATTAAGATACAAAACTGTATGAGATTTTAATCTCAATTCAAATACTTAATATAGTGTATCAATAGATTTTGAACATAGTTAGAATTGAACTAACAGCGTCCTCACGCCCTGCCTAGTCTGTTCATATTGCTAGATTAGCCCTTTAAACTAACCTAGCAATTATTAAGTTTTGAGAGGGAAATCTTTATTTCCACGATATTATTATCTCATGTTTTTGCCAACAAAAAGTCTCACGATAGTCTCCAAAAAGTCTCAAAATAGTCTCATTTTTAAGCTTTCCATGAAAAAATGGGTAATTCAAACTCTTTTATTTTTGGATATAACATATCCATAATTTTACAAACTATCCTTTTTCTAATCCTAAAACAGTGACTTCTATCTATGTGCATAGCATTAGACATATAATCCATGTTGATTTTCTCATTGTTCATATACATTTCATTGAAGAACTCTGTTTCAAAGCTATTTAGACTTGTTAATGCACATTCTATAGTTTCTTTTTCAATCTCTAATGTTTTCTTATCTTCTTTCAATCTATTTAAATCTTCTTCTCTTTTAATAACTTCATTTTCAACACTTGAACTTATATTATAAGTAGGTCCTGTTTTTTCTTCATAACTTTGAGCCTTACATCCGCAAAACTCACTTTCTAATTTTTTAATATATATATCTTTTATTCTTATTTGACTTTCTAGTTTTTTATAGTTATATAATCTACCTTCAACCTCTTGAAATAGTGTCTTTTTATTCATACTTCCACACTCCCATCAATTTTTTATGTTTTTATGTTATAATAATATTTGTATATAAAAGTTTTATATTTTTGACAAGTGGAGTGTGAAAGCACTCCTTTTTTCTTTTTATTAACAGAAATTATCTTTTTCAAAGAAACTAATTTGATTTGTTTTTCTCTCAGATTTTATAATTCTGATTGATTCATCTATTAAGTTTAATGAATTAAGTAATACATCTTTCGGGATATCCTCCCATTTGTCAGCACCTAATACCAATAGAGTTCTTTTCTTAACTAATTCAAATTCTTCATTAACTTTTGATATACCTAGTCTTTCTTTTATATAAGAAGATATATCATATTTAGTTTTAGAGGTTGGTCTATAATATTCTGAACACTCTTTTTTAAGTTGCTCCATTTGGATATTATGTTTAACTTCCATTTTAAGTAATGATTCATTCACAATAGTATTAATTTGACTAAGCTGTGAATTTGATAAGGTTCTATTTAGTAACTTTTCTAATCTTATAAAATATCTTCTTATTTCTCTTCCTTTATTATTATTTTGTACCATAGCAAGTTCTTTTGCTACATCAAGCTTCAATACATATTCTTTTGAAGGTCTCCCTCCAGTTGAGTTTTTCATATTTTTGTGAAAAACTGAATAATCCTCATTTTCCTTAAACCCATATTGTTTAATTCTATCTTCAATCCAGTCTATAAACTGTCTCTTAACTTCTAAATTATTATGTAGTTCTCTTGCAAAAACTATTTTCTCTCCTGTATCAGTTTCATAAACTGTAACTAAATCATCTGCTACAACTCTTAAATTTTCATTTGTCATAATCTCATTCATATTTATAGTCCTCCTTAAATAATATCTTCTAATATAACCTCAACCCTTGGCTTATCACTATAGTATTTACTAGCTACAACCTCAACAATCTGAGTATCATCTTTATAAGCTATCTCATTGAGTGAATCAGCTATAATCTTAACAACATTGTCAATATCGGGTTTTTTACTAGGTCTTAACACATTATTTCTTTTCTGCTCCTTAACCTTTTTACTATTACTTTTAGCTATAGAATAATAGCATCTTAAAGTCATTTTTATATAACCTTCAAAGTAATGTTTAACTTTAGATTGATATAGCCATTTTATTAATTCCTCATAGTCCTTAGTCTTATTAGGTGTATAGGTCCTTTTAGTAGCCAAATTAAATCTAGGTCTTTCTTTGCCAACTGGTTCTCCATCTATTGTAAAATTAATTCTCATTACTCTCTCCTATTATTTAAACAAACTAAGTTGTTTAGTAGTTTCAAAGTTGGTCCACAACATTTCTTTTCTTTTGCCTTGTTCTGCGCATGCCTTAAATTCCATCTTATTCCATCCATTAAGCATCTCATTATACAAATCTGAATCATATCCACTTAAAATTACATATCCACTGAACTTTAAAAGTGTTTTTAGCAATTTTTCATGTTCTTCTTCTGTTTCCATTTCTACATTGTACATTTTCTGACTTCTTGTTTTTAGTAAATAAGGAGGGTCTGCATATATTAAACAATCAGTTTTGTTGTATTTTTTTATTAACTCTACTGCATCTCTATTTTCTATTTCTGCATCTTTTAACCTTATAGCTGTATCTAAAATAATTTTAGGTAACTTATTCCATTTCCCTACAACTTTTTGAAAGCATTTTTTACTTTCTTTAGGACCTGTGTGTTTCCAACCTGTTTTATAATTTTGTATTCCTCCTCTTGCCATATTCGTTCTTATTATAAATTTTCTAGCTTTTTCTATATCATTATCAGTTTCAAGGATATTACAATTCATATATTCATCTCTAGCATATGGAGTAAAATATATAGCATTCATTAATTCATTTGGATTATCTCTTATACATTTAAATAAATTTACAATTTGTTTATCTGCATCATTCAATATCTCTGTGTTACATGCTTTCTTATTAAAAAATACTGCTCCACTCCCAAAATATGGTTCTAAATATATATTATGTTTTGGAAGTATACCTACTATGTTTTTTGACATGCTCCATTTAGCACCTGGCCAATTCAAAACCTTATTCATTTTTTCACCTTCTTAGCCTTCTTTCTACATTCTTTACAACAATAAATATCCTTAGATTTTTCATCAATATAAAATAATTTCCCACACCAACTGCATCTTATCCTTTTCAAAGAATCACTTCCTTTTAACTCACATATTTAATCTATTTCAATTTCGACTATAGCTCTACTTAAAAGCTTCACATTATAATTTTCTTTTATATTTTCTTGATTTTTTTTAAAAGCTCTTGCTTCTTCTAAATTATTAAAAATGTTGCTGTACACTCCCCCTTTTAGCCACTCGCTAGTCGTCTGCCAAGTCACCTTAAATTCTGTAATAACCATATTGACCACTCCTTTTCATAATCTCACTCCCTAGTCGCAAAATCTATTTATAAAATTCTCTACGTATCTATATTGTTGTTTAATATAAGCATCATCTTCATTACCACCAGTAGCCATCCAGTCACATATTCTTCTATCTACATCACTTAATATGCCAAATGGGATATCATACTTATTTAAAGCATCATTTAATTGTTGTATATTATTTATCTCAACCTTATTGTTCATATTCAAATCATCCTTTTTATAAGTCAAAGTAAGTCTATAACATTCTAGTTTCATTCACAAACTTACCTTGACTTTATTTTTATAAATTACTTAGTTGGAACTGCATTATCTTCTATCTCCCAAAGATGAAAGCAATTTTCATGTAAATTTATATATTCTTCTTTTGGTGGTAGTATTTGTACTATGGTCTTATTTGGTTTCATGAGTTTGTATCTAACATACTTAATTTCATTCCAATTAGGAAATCTTTTTTCATTTGATATAGTTAAATGTTCTTTGCCATTTTCTACTGAATATATAACATTACTCCCAGTATCCATGTTGTATATTTTTACATTTTTAGCCCCTAATTTTTCAAGTGATTCTTTTGCAAGAATAGACCTATCATTTTTATTCTCAACTAATAACATTTTATTCCCTCCAAATTTTATAAATAATTTTTTGTTTCCTTCTCTAGCCAATTTTCATATGTTGTATCACAATCTTTACTTTCACAATCTACCCTATCGCTTATGCAACTAGCACAAATCTCTTTCCCAAATTCCTTATATATTTCTCTTTCATCAAGATTCTTTGACTTGCACATTTCTTTATTAGTCATATGCTCACCTACTTTTCTTCGTAAAATTTTACATTCTTAATAATTATATCTATAGACCCATTTTGATTTTGTCTTACTGTATATTTCATTGGGTCCTCAAAATCAGTCAGATTACCTTTTATATCAAAGCCATTGTCAGTTTTTATATTTCTCTTTTTAAGCTTTTTCTCAACCCATTTTTTATCTATACTAAATCCTTTATCAAGACCTTTTTCTTCCATATGTTCTTTAAAGCTATCTTTTAACTTATCATCTTTAATTGTTTTATCAACAAAATTATTTATATCAATTTCATGCTTTTCTTTCAAAGTATAATTTAATATACTTCTTACATCTTCTGCCTGTTTTATATCATTTCCAAGAGCATTAGTTATCCAATTTTCGGCTGTACTTTTAAACATCTTAGTCTTGTACTTGTCATCTTTCACTTTAGTAGCATTTAGAAACTCTGTAACAAACTTAGAATTAGCTTCTTCCTTTTCTGCATCCTTGTCTAAGACTCTTAAATGATATTCATCATTGACTCCACTCAAACCGATAATTGCTCCTATTTTAATTGTCTTAGTCTCTTGTATGTTAATTTCATTTTTAGACATCTGTATATTAAATTTATCATCTTCAAACTCAATTGAATGAGTATATGACTTATTGTAATCAAGTTTTAATATAGCAACTTTCTTTTCATCTTTTTGAGAGTATAAGCAAATTGCTAAGTCGCAAGATTCTAATGTAGCATTCAATTTCATAACATCAAATAAATAAGCTGCAATCTCTTTAGAGTTATTTAAAAATGAACTTTCATCATAAATAATTTGTTCACAACACTTCTTAATTAGATTGTTACTATAGTCATTAAATACTGCTGTTCTGATGTCATTATCTCTTGATACTTTGCTTATTTTCTTTTGAAAAAATAGGTCCATATCTTGACTAACTCTACCTTCAAAATCATTTAGTATTGGTGTATCGCTGTTCTTATCTAAAACATGTATTATAAATTTGTGTATTATCATAATTTCACCCCTTATAAATTTTTAAAGCGTTCTATAATCTTCTCGCTTATAGTATTTTTTATAACTTCGTCTACCTTATCTATAGTTATTAGTACTATATTTTCATCTTTAGCCAATGCCTTTGCTTTCTTTCTTAAAGCTTCTTTACTTCCATATGTATAATGTATTTTTCTATTTTCTAACGATAATCCTATTTGCCATCTCAATACATACTTTGACATTTGTTCCATCCCCTATTTTAATAATCTTCTCCATTTGTTAAATCATAATCTTCTATATCATTTCCTAAATCCAAAATTATTTTTGACCCATGAGCAAATATTTTAAATAGCAAATCTCCAAAATTATCAAATCCACTCATTATATCTTTAGATGATATTTCTCTATTCTCGTATCTATATGATGCAATAGTTCCATCTTTTCTCAACAATATGGAGTGTTCGCATCTGTATTTACTTTTATTTGGTTCTTTATCAATTTCAATCCATCCCGAACCATATTTATTTTCATCAAGAATAAATGTTATGCAATCTTCATAGCCTTCATATTCATCAATATCATATTTATCCATTTTTAATATTTCCAACAATTCGCTCATTTTATATTCTTTTTCAGCACCTACAAGCATGTTATCTAAATTTCTTTTTAAGTGTTCAATAGCTTCTACCTTCATTGTCATATCAATCTTTTCTTTTACTGTAGTTGCTACGAGCACATTATATTTTTGTATATCTAATTTATCTAAATTTATATTTATATTTTCACTTAGATGTTTTTCAATTTTTTTACTAAAATCACCCCAATTTCCAAAAACCTCATTCACAACTCTTTTTATTGTTTCTGCCAATTGTTTTTTAACTACTTCCTCTACAAAGCCATTTTCCTCTAACTCTACTAGTGCATCATTCATAATTTTATTTAAATCCATTATATTATTCCCCTCTCTATTTTCATTTTTGAGAGTCACAAAACACTTCAACAATAATTTATACCAAAAGACATTTTGCAACTCTCTAAACTGTCTTAATTAGATATTTTCACTTATATTTCTTCTAACATTTCCTCGAGTTTATTTTTTAATAAATCATATTTTTCTTTAGTTTCTAAATCTAATATTCTAACTCTTCCTCGCTCTGCTATAATAGCTATATTTGAACTTTCACATATCATCTGTATATAATTTACAGAAGCATTTATAATTTCTAATCTATCATCCATTCTTATACACCTCTTTTATTGTCGCAATTTTCACACTCTTTTAGATTCAATCTATACTCATAAACTCTACCAGCTATAAAACTTCCTATTATAAGCATTGTAATAGCTAATATATTCATTTTTCTAACATCCCCTCACACTCATACCTACTTAATATTTTTATAGCTATATCAATAGCTTTATTAACAGAACACTTTTTCTTATTTAATATCTTTTCAGCTAACTTAATTACTTGTTCCACATTTGCTAATACCATCTGTCGCTCCTTGAATATACTCTGCTTTCCAACCATCCTCAGTTGATTTATTTTCTCTAGCTAAATAACTTGCATAGCTACGACTAACCTTTATATATCTACTTGCTTCTTCAGCACTCTTAAGAATCTTTACCTCTCCAGTATTTATATTGAAAATTTTTATAATTTTTCCTGGTCCACCACGATTTGTAGTTTTTATTTCTGAATCTTCATATTTTATTTGTTTCTCAATTTCATTTTTTATTTTTTCATTTCTCTTTCTTATTGCTCTTAAATTAAGTTCAAACATATCTTCTATATCAATAGTTTTTTCTAAAAACGTTCCTGCATCTACCCAAACTTTAGCCATGTTCTACCACTCCAAATCTTTAAATATTATTTCATAGATACACTCACCAGCTTCAATAAATATACCTCTTTCATCTTGATAAATATTTTCTACTTCAATAATTCTTAACTCTGCATTTTCAAAGAATAATTTACACATATTGTCTTCCTTTAAATCTCCAAAATCTATAAGACATTCTTTACCTGTTAAAAATGAAAGTTCTTTTTCTCCTGTTTCAAAGTTAAAAACACTTACTAATTCCATAACTCTTAATCCTATTCCACAAATCTTACAATATCTAGCATCTTCGCTTATATCTTCATTTCTACATTGATAACAAACACTAATATTGTTTTTTCTTGTCTTTCTCAACATTTCAGCTCTCCTCATTTTGAAATACCTAACATTTTATATTGCATTATTTTTGCTACAACTGCTGATAAATGCAATATCTTAAACCACAACATTTCTCTTTGTAGATACTCCCATCCAGATACTATTTCAAAAGTAGCTTTACCTTCATATTTTACTCGTTTAAATGGATTGTCTATTTCTGTACCCTCGAATGTTACTTCTTCAGTTCTTGTATCATTTATCTCAAAACTTCCCTTATCACATTCCAAGAAAAGTTTCTTACACTCATGTTTCACTTTTAGACCTCCAACACTTTAGGTTTCCTTATCTTTTCTAACATCTCAGGATTTTCATATATATTGCCAATAACTTTAACCACTGCAATTTCATGAAATAACCCAACGCATTCTCCTAGCACTTCATTATCTATTACAAAGAAACCTTCTTCAAATTTTACCTCTCCTATAAATTCTTCAAATGATAAGATGTATGAAACAATATCACCCTCATAGATTTCTTTTCTAATACAATCCTTCAAACCTGTGTATATCATAACCTCAAAATTTTCATTGCTTGTTGGTAAATAAACACCACTATAAACCCACTCTCTAAGCAAATTTTTAGAATAGCACACCATTTCATCATAACTATACATTTCTTTACCATTTTTATTCCATTCTCTAAATTTTAACTCCATCTTTCATCCCTCCAATATTTTAACTTCTAGGAAGTTAATAGTTATATTAACTCCCTACTCCAAACTTCTCTTTTTGACTTTTCTTAATAATGTCGTCTAGTTCATCAGATGTGTACTTAGTAAATGTTTCATCAAAGTTTCTAAATTTATTTTTATTGTTCTTGCTTGGTATAAGCTTATAATCTTCTTTTAATGCTTTTATGAGATAGCCTGTAACACTTTTTACATTCTCCGTATTTTTGACTAACATTAGTTTTTCCTCTAAATAGTCAATTCCTCTTCCTGTATGTATAAATACATCAACAATTTTTTCTAGGTCCTTAGATTCTAAATCAAAGAATTTTTTAATTTTATCCACAGCCACCATAACATCTTTATTGTTGTTGTTATTCTTATTGTTATTCTTATTGTTATTCTTATTGTCCCCGTATCGTGGTACGACTCGTTCACGTATCGTCGACGTATCGTAAGAACTCCCATTTTTAGCCATTTCATAATAATCCTCAAATATTTTTCTTATATCTGCTTTTTCTATTGATGGAATCACATATTTTATTAACTCAATATCTTTAACTTCTTTGAGTTCTTTATTAAGTAAATCTACAATTGGTTTACCACCTTTAGTTAAGTTATATTTTCCCCAATTCTTTATAGCGATTTCCCTAGTTTCTGTATTGTATTTGATATTCTTATGATGATTGATAAATCTATCCATAACTGCATTAGCTACTTCTAAAGTCCATCCTATCTCAAATGCAATTTGCTTTTTAGTTATTTGATATATCCCTATTTGAGTTGAATGAGAATTAGTAAGTAAATACATAAAGAATGTTTTATCTTCCACTGAAAATTCTTCCTGCACTTTTGGGTCAGTCCAAAAGCTTGTATATATCTGTCTAAAAACTGCCACTCTATCACCTTCTTACTCAATATTTATATTTTCTTCAGCACTTATTTGGCAATCTATATTTTCCATTTCGTCTTTTATTTCAATTTCATCTTCTTTCACCTCTTCAAACTCAGCATCTATAAAATCATCTTTTGGTTCATATTCACTTAGTAATTCAATTAATTCATCTACTTCTTCAAATTTTAGTTCTTTTAAATCAAATCCATTACTCTCGCAAAATTCCTCTAGCTTTGATGTATCTTTTTTATTCTCATAATCATACAAACCTTTCATTGATGCTAACTTGAGTATTCCTTGTTTTTGTGATGGACTTGCCTTACCTATTTCAATAGGCTTTTGAGGTAATTTATCGGGTACAGTCTTTATTTCTGCACTATCATATAATCCTTGTAAATCTTCTGGGAATGCTTCTCTTAAAGCTGTAACAATAGCACATTTTCTTATCATAACACAAGGCATTTGCTTCCAAGTAGCTTGGCTCTTTGAATACTCTTCTAAAGACACTACAGACTTTATAGGAAACTTCATTCCTCTAACTGATACTTCACACCATCCACCGATTAGTTCTTCTTGTGGCAGCTTTAAACTGCCCTCTCTTTCAAATACTTCTCCATTTTTATTTGCAGTTACTATCCCAGCTTTCATACCTTCAAAATTAGGATTTTTATTTGCTCTTTTTACAAATACATCCTTACCAACTACTATATTTGCTGGTGAATTACCAAACTTTATTAAATATGCTTCTTTTATAAATGGATTTAGTTTTTGAGCCTTGCATAATTCTATAAACATTAGTACTTCTTGGTCTGTTACATTTCCATTTCCACTTACTAAGTAATTTTTTACTGTTGTATAGTCAAGTATTTGACCTGATTCTAAAGTACATGTTGCTAATTCTAAAGCCTTGTTATTCATATTAATTCACCTCTTTTTTAGCTTTTGGAATTGTTAGTGTAGTTCCATATTCAATCCTGCAACCTTCAACCTCATGACCTTTTTTAATAAAGTCTTTAATACTATTTTTATCTACTTTTACAACTTGCTCTACTGTTTTATATATAGCAGGTATCTTTTCTTCATCTTCTATGACTAAGCTACCCGCTGACTTTCTTATACTTATATTTCCTAAAAATGTTTCTACCTTTTTAATACCAAGTAGTTCCATACATTCCTTTATGTTACTTTTTAATCTATCAAGACTATTCTTCTTAATCTTCTTTAACTCTTGCATTCTCTTAATCTCTAAGTCTAAAGAGTTTATATCGCTATCAATATCTATTATTACTGAAACTATCCTAGTGTTTTTATTTTGTATCTCTTGTTTTATTATTTCTTTTATTTCCTCTAGTTTTTCAGCTTCATTTCCTGTTATTTCTGTTAAACCTTCTTCTATTTCTAATAAATCTGTAGTTAATTCATATAAAGTACTCATAATTTCCCTCCGTTTGTGCTATAATTAGCTTAATTAAATTTTTTACTTCTATTTTTGAATTGAGCCTCGCTATAGGCTCTTTTCTTATATCTGAACATCTATAGGTTTATCTCTTTCAAGTTCTTCTGAAATTAATTGAAATATCTTGTAATCTTCGCTTTCTTCATATTCTTTTATTTCAATTTGTGTATCTATAATTTTTAGTAATGACTCAGCAAATATTTTTAATCTTTCGTTCACACTTTTTTCTCTTAAAGCATTACTTAGCTCTATTTCATCTGATATATCTCTTTTTTCTTTTTTTCTAAGTTTTGTATAAAGTTCCTCATTTTTATTTATTTCTAAATTAGCTCTATTTAGTTGTTGCTCTACTGCATTTCTCACTATAATTAAACTTTTCATGATTAATCCCCCTTAATTTAATATTTCAATACAGCAATCATGGCCTATTGCATTTTCTATTGTTATAGATGATTGCACTAAATCATCTAATTCTTTATCAAAATAGACTACTGTTAATTCAAATTCATGTGAATGAATTATTATACAATCGCTTTCAAAACTAATTCTTTCACATGTTACTCTTATTGCTTTGCCTACTTTAAGCACTTCTGTAGGAAAATTTACTTCAAGTACTTTCATATCACTACCCCCTTATTGTATTTTTTAAGACCTTCAAAACTTGCTTTCTTATTGTATTGCTTACAAAACTGTACATAATCTATTAGCACCTTTACACTCAACTAAATCACCCCCTTCCTCTTTATACAATTACTTTAGGAAACATATCTTTAGCTACTCTCATAGCATTTTTATGCCCCTTTTTTTGTTTTATAACAATATCTTTCTTTGAAATAAGTTACTGATACCCTTCCAGGAAAGGTCTTCCAACCTTCTTTTTCTAATTCTTTATTTAATTCTCCAATTATTTTATAAGCGGTTGCTTCACATACATCTAAAATCTTAGCTATATCTTTTGCCCTATAAAACAATTGTTCTTTAGCTACTGCTTTTGCCATACAATACACCTACTTTCAAAATATTCTGTATTTAATTTCTATCTTCCAACTAATTCGTCTAATGTAACATCTAAATAGTCAGCTAGTTTTATCAATGTATCTATAGTTGGATTTTTATTTTCTCCTCTTAAAATTGCATATAAATTTCCTGAATCTACTCCTATTTCTTTTGCTAATTTCCACGCTTTTAAATTTCTATCTTTTAAAATTTTATTTATGTTGTCATTAATTGCCATTATTTTCCTCCTTTGATATACTATATTTGTAGGATATATCCTATAAATACATTTAAAGGTGGTGATACCTATAGCTAAAAATACTAAACAAACAAGTAAAACTGTTGCTTCTAAGGCTAGTAAGATTCTTAAAGACGGAAGATATAGTGCTGCTTCCAAATCGGTTGCTGGTAGTGCTCTGTCACAAACTAAGAAAGGACCTAAAAAGTAGTCTTTCTTTTGACTTCTAATGATAATATGAACTCTTTATTTATTAGAAGTTCCTGCTTACCATCAATAACCTTTACCATATTTGATGGTAAGCATTCTCCTTTATTTTCAAACTCTTTGAGCTCTATATTTTCAAATACTTCTCCTGTTGCTAGTGCTAATTTTTTAATTTTCATTTGATTACATACTCCTTTTCAAAATACTCTGTATTTAATTTCTATCTTCCAACTAATTCGTCTAATGTAACATCTAAATAATCAGCTATTTTTATTAGAGTGTTTATGGTTGGATTTTTATTTTCACCCCTTGTAATTCTATATAAATTACTTGGTTCTATTTTTAGTTCTTTTGACAAATTCAGAACATTTATATCTCTTTCTTTTAAAATCTTTTTTAAATTTCCATCAATTCCCATTTAATGTCTCCTTGTGATATAATTTATATATGGTTTAAATACCAAATATATTTAAAGGTGGTGCATAATTTGTCAGACAAATATAAAAAGATTATTGACCCTTTTTATAAAATCCGTGAACAGGAAGAAAGAAGAAAAAGACTATTTATAAATCCTGCAGAAATTATTATTAAATCAAGTTTTAAAAATAATATAGTACACAATATGAATTTATCTCAAATAACTCAGATAAACATCCCTAAGCCAGAACTTATATCTATAGGAAATCAATGCAAGTTTATTGACCATATGGATTCATTTGAACAAGTATCACAAATAATTCGTTCTAATGAATTTAATATAAATCAAATACTTAAACCTGCTATATCTACGATATATGAAACGAACCAGTTATTTTTAGATTCTATTACTAGTTCTGAAATTTTCTCTGGTAACCTAAGTAATTCTATTAATTATTCTATTCAAAATAATATTTACGGATTTGTACAGCTAACTGAAAATATTATGAATAAATTTCAATCATATGATATTGAATCTGTATATTTAGACCAAGATGTTATCTTAGATTCTTTTAATGGTATTATTGATAATGCCACTGAGTCAGGAGATATTGATACTGAAATATCTAACATATTAAAAAGACTATTATCTAAATTACAATCAGCTGAACGCAAAGAAAAAATTAAACAATTTGCTATAACTTTTTTTATTCCTTTGGCATTTAATGCATATTTTTCTATTACATCAGGCAACATCTTAGATAAAATCTATGAAGAAGAGAGAAACAAAACTGAACTTCTACAAGATATATTAGACGAAACTAAAGCAAATAGAAAAACAAATGAAGCTATCCTTGAACATCTAAAGAAAATAGATGAAAATTTTAAATTAGAAAATAACTAGTGTTGTATTTTGTTTTGCAAATCTAAAATTATTTTTTGATATTTTCCAATATTATTTTGATTAGATTTAATAATTTCATCATTTCGTTTAATGATTTCATCGTTTCTTTCAATTATATTTAGATTTTTCATTATTACTTTGTAGTTTTGAATATTTATTAGACTAATAATAGTTGTTGTTGCTATTGAGCAAGTAACAAATGTTAATATTAAAATATTTGCTACTTTACTTTTATTATATTTCATTAGAAACCTCCTATTTTACAGTTAGTGGAGCTGAGTTATTGATATATAAATTCAGTTCCATATAATTTTATTTTTAATCATATTCTGTATTTAGTTTTCAAGGTGCTGTCATGTTTTAACTTAACATTGATATTTGATTGTTCTTTTTAAACTTATTAATAAAGTATATTTGTCCCTTACCAGTAATCTTAGGTGTTTTAGTAATACTTGTATGACCATCTGGATGTACTCTTGTACCTTCTTTTGTTTCTATAACTCCTAAATCTACACTTTTTTGAGTTGGTGTATTGTAATCCTCGCCTTTACGTTTTATTAAGTAACCATTATTTCTTAACCAGTCAAATAATCTATTTTGTCCTGTATCAATTCCATTTTGTCTAAGCAATTTTGCTAATTCTCCAACCAGGATTGAATTGTCAGAAGACGCTACCGAATCAGCAAACAGTACTTTTGGTTGTTGTAACTGGATTACCTTATCTTTTTCTTCTATTTCTCTGCTTTTCTTTTCTATTGTCTTTTGAGCTACTTGTAATGCTCTTGCCATGATTTCATCATCTGACATATCATTTGTTGAATGTATATATCCTCCTGTTTTTCTTATATTTGGTAATACTTCATCAGTAACCCAATCTTGAAACTTTTCAGCTTCTTCTTTTTTAGACTTAAATATTAGTTTGTACACACCACTTTCAGTAAGAAAATTTTCTCCAGCATTATTAAGTTTTCGGATGTGACTATCTGTCACAACTGAATTAGTTAACTTAATCACTTGATTCTCATTCATTCTAGTAATTGCTTTTCTAACTCCTTCATTACTAATTCCCAAGCAATTTCCACAATGGTATGGATTGAATAATATTTTTCCATTAAACTCAAATACTTCTACTTGTTTATCCTCGAATATCATTAAGTTATTCATATATTTTTCTCCTTCCTATATTGTTTTCTTTGAAAGTTTCAAAATTAAAATTGATTTAAAAATATCTTCTAATTCTTGCATAACATCATCCCAAATTTCTTCTTCCTCTTCGTTAATTACATCATCTTCAACTATGTCTATGAAATCATCTTCCTTTTTTAGATAATCCTTGATTTCCTTATGTAATTTTAAAGTTATGTTTGAAAGACTTCTTAACTCTAATTTTGGTAAAAACATTACTCCTGCTTCTGTTGTCCTTCTCACATGCTCATAGCCCAGCAGATTGTTATTATATATAGATACCATCTTTGCTACTACCGTATTTGGTGGTATCCTCTTGTCGTTCTCGTAGGCTCTTAAACTCTCTACTGATATATCTAGTAGCTCTGATGCTTTTTCTTGTGTTAGATTGGTATTTTCTCTTGCTTTTTGATAAATATTTTGGTACTGTTGTAACATTCAAATCACCTCTTTGAAAGGTTATACTATAATTAACCTTTTACTTTTAAATACTTACAAATTGCTTCTTTTGCATTTGGACTTTTTAGTCTATCATTAATTACTGCTGATAGATGATATTTTGACATCCCTAATTCCTCTGATAAATCATCTAGTTTCAAATCTCTATCTATCATGGCTTTTTTAACTTCCTTGCTCCATTTTGGTAAACATTTTTTATTCATTATTATCACCTTCTTTATTAGTGTGTTTATTTGTGGTAAAATTAAGTTTGTATAACAATTTGTTGTCTTAAGTAATTGTTATTATAGTTATATTATATTTGGATTTTTCCAAAATGTCAATATGTATTTTGGAATTTTCCTATTATTTTAGAAAAGAGGTTAAATTTGTGATTAATCGTATACTTGATTTGATGGAAAAAAATAATATTACAGCTAAACAATTAACAAATGATTTGGAAATTTCCAATAGTTCTATAAGCGATTGGAAAAAAGGAAAAGGTAAACCTTCTTCAGATGCAATAGTTAAAATGGCTGAATATTTTAATGTTACTACTGATTATCTATTATTGGGCATAACATGCAATAAAACAAATAATATAAACTTAACTGAAAATGAACAGGAAATTCTATCTCTATTACATAAATTCAATAAGCGTAATCAAATCAAATTTATAAGTAAGGTTGAGGATTTAGCTGACAAAATGTTAGAAAAAGAAAATAATACAGATTAACTACTATATGCCTGCTTCTAATCTTTAGGCAGGCGTATTGTTGTTTGCTCTCTTTGCATCTAATCACTCCTTTTTAAAATATTCTGTATTTAGTTTTCAAGGTGCTGTCATGTTTTAACTTAACATTGATATTTGATTGTTCTTTTTAAACTTATTAATAAAGTATATTTGTCCCTTACCAGTAATCTTAGGTGTTTTAGTAATACTTGTATGACCATCTGGATGTACTCTTGTACCTTCTTTTGTTTCTATAACTCCTAAATCTACACTTTTTTGAGTTGGTGTATTGTAATCCTCGCCTTTACGTTTTATTAAGTAACCATTATTTCTTAACCAGTCAAATAATCTATTTTGTCCTGTATCAATTCCATTTTGTCTAAGCAATTTTGCTAATTCTCCAACCAGGATTGAATTGTCAGAAGACGCTACCGAATCAGCAAACAGTACTTTTGGTTGTTGTAACTGGATTACCTTATCTTTTTCTTGATTTTCTAATTGTAATTGTTCTTTTTCTTCAACTTCTATTAATAACTGTTGTAATGCTTCTTTGTATGTAGTTGGTAGTTTAGGTTGTTGTTCTTTTAACTCTTGCTCCATTTCATTAAATCTTCTTACATATCTGGCTGTAAAAATAATACCTTTTTCTCCAGTAAATTTATTTGCTAGAAAGTCACAACCTAATTTTGTTACATTATAGCAAGGTCTACTTTCATTTTTTGAATCCAAATATGTTGATTTTATAAAGTAATCAACCACAACAAAATTGTTGTCGTTAAGAATATCAATAATTCCTTTTGTTTTTTCTGTTCCTTCTAATTTCCTTAAGACTTCCCAGTGTCTGATTTCTAACATATCAGCAATTTCTAATGTTGTTATTGTATTTTTATTGTTAAGTTGCAAATTATTCATATCTAAAGCTCCTTTCTTGTAATCTGAGTCCTTTTATGCTATTATTCATTAAAGAGTTTTTCACAATTAGTATTTAAAATTCTAGCTATCTTTAAAGCTGTACGAATGTTTGGGAGACGTTCGCCAGCTTCATAATATTGATAGCTTCTCTCTGTTATTTTGGCTTTTTGAGCAACCTCTAATTGCGTTAAGCCAACTTTTTCACGTTGTAGTTTTAAATTGTTATTTATTTTCACCCTCTCCTTTTTATTTAACACGCCAATATTGTTCGTGCTATGTTTTATATATTACACGCTAATATTGTTCGTGTCAAGAAATTTATTTATTTTTTTATTGGAGCGTGTAGTTATGACTAAATTCAAAGATAATATTAAGCTAGTAAGAAAGCAAATGAATATGACTCAAAAGCAATTTGCTAGTTTGTTTGGTATCTCAGAACGTGCATATCAATATTATGAATCGGGTTCAAGAGAGCCAAATATAGAAACTTTAATATTAATTTCTAACAAACTTAATGTATCTACAGATTTTTTGTTAGGTCTTTCGCCTAACCAAAATAGAAATTAATATTCAACTTTCGTCTGCTTTTTAGCAGGCGTATTGTTGTTTGCTCTATTTCCATCTAATCACCTCTTTTGAATATTCTATATTTAACTTCCAAAGTGTTATTTTGATTTGGGGAGTTGGTATTTCACCTACCCCTTCTATTTATTATTTAAAAAAAGTATTACTAAATACAATTCCTAAAAAATAAAAGATTTCAATTAAAATTCCTCTAATGAATATTTCTTTTTCTTTATTTTTCATATACTTGCTCCTTTAAAATATTTTATATTTAGTTTTCAAAGTGCTGTTGTGATTTAACTTAATTTTTGCTTAAATCACTTGATATTCCATATTTTAAAGCCATATCTTTTACAATAGCAACATACCCTTCTATGAGTTTCTTATCATCTTGTATTACATCTAGATTGTTAACTTTCTCTCTTTTAGATTCAGATACACCTTCTTCTGCCATTTTTCTTCTTTTATTAATTAATCTTCTATGCAAATCAACTCCAAATCGCTTATTTAATAATTCATAACTTTCTGTTCTAAGCATATTTATATGTTCAAAACCACCTTGTTTTTTTGCTATTCTTGCAATTAGTTGATGTGTATTTGTTCTCCAACTATTTGAGTCTAATGAAACTACATCTTTTATTGTTTCAACCTCTGTCTTTGCTTCTAAAGCAATGCTATTTGCTTGATTAACTTGAAGTCTTAAATCTTTCATTTCTTTTAAACTTTCTATTAATACATCTTCTATACAAGTTGGCTTATGTTGCTTAACTTTGAAATATGTTTCTTCTAAGTTATCAAACTGTTCCCAAGCTTTGTCAGTATCCAATATTTTGCAGTGTCTGTTTGCTCCTCTTTCAGTCCAAAGATATAATTGACTAGAATGTTTTGAAACCAACTGACTATTAGTAGGTTGGTTCTTAAATTCTTTCAAATACTCACCTTGTAATAAAAAATAGTGTACATTCTCTTTGAATCTCTCTTTGTTTCTATTAAAGTTAGTTTGTATATTGTTTACATCGGTTTCATAAACATCTGCTAATTGCTGTGTAGTTAGAACTCTCTCATTATTTCTTTCTATTACTTGTAAGTTATTCATGTTTATCTACCTCCTTTTTATTCACATTTCGCGAATTATTTATTTAAAAAAATATCTCTCAAATCTGTATTAAAAAAATCTGATATTTTTATTGCTTCACTTACTGTGAATCGCCTATCGCCATTTTCTTTACTTGAATAAGTACTGGGATTCATTCCTAATATTTTTGCTAAATCTCTTTGTCTCAATCCTTGTCTTACTCTAAGAGATTTCAATATATAATTTTTCAATATATATCACTCCTTTTATTCTCAATTTGAAGTTTCTATATTTATATAATATACTCCGTTTTGTGAATTGTCAATACGTTTTTTGTTTTTTTCTTCCTTTTTGCGAATTAAAATCACAAAATGCGTATTTTGTAGTAGAATAAGAGTAATTACATTCGTTATAGTTTTTAAGAGGGGGACAATTACAATGTATAAAGATGAAAGCAATATATTTTCTAAAAGATTAAGAGAAGAGAGAGAAGAACTCGGATTAATGCAAAAAGAGATGGCTAATAAATTAAGTTTACCAGCAAACACTTATAACGGATATGAAACTGGTAAAAGAAGCCCAGCGCTTGATGTTGTGAGACATATAGCTGATACTTTAGATATATCAACTGACTATTTATTAGGTAGAACTAATATCAAAATTAATATTTCTAATATCACAGAAAAAGAACTTATTAAAAAGCTAAATCCATCTGATGACATGAAAGAAATACTTGATATTTTTAGTGAACTTGATGATGATTCTAAAAATAAAGCTTTAAAGATAGCAAAACTTTTTTTGGAGGAGCAAAATACTAAAAATAAAGAATAAGCATAAAAATATATAAAAAAAGAGGATTCAATCCTCTTTTTTTATATGCTTAAACTCTGACTTTATTTCTTCTTTACAATTATAAAATTTAGCTTCATCAATAGTCTCTAACATTTTCATAATTTCATAAAATGCCAACATTTTAGAACAATCTGAATTTCCCACTTGCGTCACCCTCTTATAATTTATAATATTTATTCCTTGCCCCTTAAATATGTAAAATATTTAGCCAATCACCTTCTTTTTATAATACTATATTTTATATCCCTTTTCAGAACTTATGTTCGTAAAAAATGGTATAAAAATTCCTTAACTTATAGACTTGATGTATTTATTTCAACAAATATAATATTTAAAATTTCTAAAATTTTCTTTGTAAATATATTATATATAAATTTATATTATCTTGCAACTTGACTAATATAGAGATTTTAGTTTTGATTTTAAAAATGAACTTCTATTTTTTATCTCTAGTGTTTCCAAGTGTTTCAGATTATCTGTATTATTTATATTATCTCTATTATCTATATTTTTAATTAGTCGACTAACTTTATTTTACATAATTTTAATTTAAAAAATTTTTTCGCATTTTTTTTACATTATTTGCAGATTTAATTTACAAATTGTTCATTTTGTATTTATAGATTTTTAAATAAAATTTATTTTTTCTTTAAACTCTACCATCTTAGCACTATTGTTATAGTGCTTTTTGCTTTTAATTTCTTAACTACATTTTAACACATTTTTCCACCAAAAAATGTTCTAATGAGGAACATTTTTTACAAGAAATTACACAAACTATTAATTATAAAAATGTCATAAAAATAATTAAAAGGTGGATTTTAATAAATGTTGAAAAAATTAAGAAAAAAGAAAAGAATGACACAACTAGAATTAGCAGAAAAAATGAGACGTAACAGAAGTTATATATCAAAACTAGAAAATCAAGAGTACAAAGATATAGGTATATCTACGATATTAGACTTATCTATAGCACTAGAAGAAGACTTCTTAGAACTGTGTAAATATTACAAGCTTCAAGAAATAAAAAGAAGAGGAAAATAAAACAATTATTTAGATAGCATATCTAACATGTTATAATTATTGTAATATTAAAATGACATAATTGGGGGTGTCTAAAATGCCTGCTTACAAAGACGAACAAAGAAAAAGTTGGTATGCTAGCTTTTATTTTACAGACTTCGATGGGGATAGGAAAAAGAAAATTAAGAGAGGTTTTAAAACTAAAAAAGAAGCTCTAGAGTTTGAAAGAGAATTTTTGAATAAATCTAAAATGAGTACTGATATGAGTTTTGAAAGTCTCATAGAAGAATACATGCACGATATGTCTTCTAGATTAAAATTATCTACATTAGAAACTAAAAAGTATTTAATAAACTTTAGAATTTTACCTTTTTTTAAAAGTCTAAAAATAAATGAAATTACTGCAACACATATAAGAAGATGGCAAAATGAATTATTAAAAAGTGATTATAGCCAAACATATATTAAAACGATAAACAACCAGCTTGTTGCTGTATTAAATTATGCAGTTAAATATTATAACTTGCCTTCTAATCCTGCTCATTTGGCAGGTTCTATCGGTAAAAAAAACGCAGATGAAATGAACTTTTGGACATTAGAAGAGTTTAAAAAATTTATTGAATTTGAAAAGAAATCAGAACCTAGACTAGCATTTGAAATTTTATTTTGGACAGGTCTTAGACTAGGAGAGTTGTTAGCTCTTACTCCAAAAGATATTTTCGAAAATAAAATAAGCGTCGAAAAAAGCTACATAAGACTAAATGGAGAGGATATTGTTTCTTCTCCTAAAACTCCTAAAAGTAAACGTGTTGTCCCTATCCCACATTTCTTATATAATAATATAAAAGATTATCTATCTAAGCTATATGACTTAAAAGATAATGAAAGAATATTTAAATTTGCTAAAAGTTATCTTTCTAAAGAGCTAGATAGATGCTGTAAGTTATCTAATGTAAAAAGAATTAGAGTGCATGATTTGAGACATTCTCATGCGTCGTTATTGGTAAATATGGATGTAAATATATTAACTATAGCAGAAAGATTGGGGCATGAAAAAGTAGAAACAACTTGGAATACATATTCACATTTATACCCAAATAAGCAACTTGAAGTTGCCCAAAAACTAGATAATTTAAATATATAG